GGGCCAGTTTGCCGCCAGGCTGCGAGTCCGGCAGGCGAACCCAGATATGTTTCCCGCCACTCGGCGTTGTCACCGTGGGCATGATCCGCACTTCGGATTTCAACTCATCCGGCAGCCGGTTGAACCATTCGATGTAGGCGGATTCCCCATCGCACTCGAAATCAAGGACGACAAGGTTACCGGATGCTTTGCCGCATGGGATGCCGATCCCCCGCATGTCCATCCCGAACCATTGTTCCAGGGTGGTATCGCTGGGCAACTCATCGGCATACTTCCGCCAGCCGGACAACGCTGGCGACTTGCTGCCGTCGGCTTTCACCGGAATGACGCTAATCCCGTGGGCAACATACCAACGGGCAATTTCCAAGATGTCAGACATTAGGCACTTCCTGGGGTTGTTCAAAACGGGCAATCGTCGGGGAATGAATCCATTTCGGTAAGCAGATTGACGCCAAGCAATTCCGGCATGTCGTCACTGTCCATCGGGGCTTCTGACTCTTCGCGGTCTGCTTCATCACCTGCAATCCAGGCCGGGAGCATCCCGCCCCACTCAGTCCGATCCGGATCATCAATGAACTTGTAATGCTCGACTTGATCCACTGTTGCGTAGCCATGCTCATAGGAGCACTCCCCGCATACAATCTGCCCCGGATAGCGAACGTCGTCATACCGCACGATACACCTGCGGTTGACTGCCCGGCATTCCGGGCAAGGCTTCGGTGCCAGCGGCCGAGGATCAAGAACAACATCTGTGATTTCGGGGAACTTCTCACCCTTCTTGGTTCGTGTGCTGATCTCAGCTGCCGGGGCCAGTAGACCGTGCTGGGCGTAGGTCACAGCTTCGACCACCGTTTTCGGCATCGGGAAAGCACAACGTTTCGCCCACCACTGCGTAGCCTTGCGATGTGCGAATCCGCCACGTGGATGCTCCACACACACCCACTCGGAAATTTCATCCACCAAGCCCATGCGATAGGTCACTCGCATCGTCTTTGGTGCCGATTCATCGGCGTCTTTCTTGCGATGCACCCGGTAGACGATCTCCGTGACTTCTGCCGTGGCATCCTGTGCGGGCTTGCTCAACGGTTCCCCGTCTGCCTCTCCCTCGTGGCTCACAGTCCGTTCACTGACCGGCCAGATATATCCGCAACCGGGGCAGGTCTGAATTGATGGGCCAACGACAATCCGGCACTCCGGGCACATGCGGGTAATCACCTCGCCATCGTTGCCTTTCTTGCCTTTGGGCTTCGACTGGATGTCATCAACTGGCCCATGCCGCTCAATGTTCCGGCCAAAGTCCAAAATGAGGCAATTTGCTTTACCTTCACAGACCCGGAATCCTCGTCCGACCATCTGGTAGAAAAGTCCCGGCGAAAGTGTGGCTCGGAGGATTGCAATACAATCCGTATTCGGAGCATCAAATCCCGTCGTGAGAACGTTGACGTTGACCAGATACTTGAGGCGACCTTCCCGGAAGTCCTTGATGAGTCTCGCCCGGACTTCGCTATCGGTGTCGCCGTAGATTTCGCCAACGGTCTCGGCTCCCGTGATGAGATACCGCCGTAGGAACTCAACAGGATGCCCACGTTCCTCCAACCAATCGGCAGCAACCGCAATCGGGAGATAAGGTCCAGCCAGCGGTTCGGGTCCAAGGTCGATGTCATCCAAGCAGGGCGTCAACTCTTCCAATGCCTGCTGGCATGTCCCCTGTATCGTGTGGCGGAGATGTCCCGCCACCTGCTGGGCATGTTCCACAGTCTGGCAAAAGATTAGAACCGATTTCCGGTCTACCGATTGTGCGACCACTTCACGAGCCGCCCGCGCCACGATGCCAGACTCGGTGAACCGTTCCTCTGCCGCTTCGTCTGAGAACTCACCACCGCGAATCTTCAACCCGGCAGTATCAATCTCTTCCACCGCTCGCCGACCAATGAGCTTGGATAAGTGACCCTGTGCAATCAAAGGCCGGACACCAACTGAATAGCAGATATCATTCAGCACACCTTCTGGAGAGCAAATCATCCCGGTTGTTGTGCGGTATGGCGTTGCTGTGAGACCAATCACCCGAACGTCGGGATTGATCTCAATCAAGTCGCGGATTAACTGGCGATACATACCGTCGCCAGATTCGGGAATGAGGTGCGCCTCATCTATGAGAATGAGATCGAATCGACCTAACTTTTCCGCTTTGTCGTAGACACTCTGAATGCCTGCCACCAATACTTGACAGTCGGTCTCCCGCTTCTTGAGCCCAGCCGAGTAAAGTCCCACTTTGATGAGCGGACACATGCTCTGCAACTTCGCTGCGTTTTGTTCAAGCAGTTCCTTGACATGGGCCAGGATGATTGCCCGCCCATTCCATTGCGTTACCAGGTCTTTGCACAGCATCGCCAGGACCAACGATTTCCCGGCACCAGTCGGGAGCACAGCGCAGGGATTACCGCTCTTGGCGTGCAGATAGCGATAGATCGCTCCTACACATTCCTTTTGATACCATCGGGGTTCCATGATGAGACCTGCAAAGGTTTATCTGAGGTGAAAGAAACCCCAGGCACGCGACTCTGTGTCTGGGGTTGGGGATGTGATCCGCGTTTACTTCTTCTTCGCTGCCCACGGCATCTTGCCGTCCGAAGTGGCTCCGGCCTTTTGGCCGCCCACATTCGCCTTGCTACTGGGGGTGGTCGGCGGGGATTCCACCGGCTCATAGCCCTTGATTTCGTTGCGAGCTTCGTATTCGCCATTCGCGGGCTTGATCTTCACGGTAATCAGCAAGGGGATGTCGTGCAGGTCTGCTGACACACCCGGATTGGTGACGCCAACAGACCGGCAGATGGCCGACAGGTCCGCACGGGCAATGCCGACCGCTTGGTCGTTAGGGTTTTTGAGGTTCAGGTTGGCAAACACCTTCCGCCCGTCATACTCGCCGTCCACAATCGTGAACGTGAGAGCGAGATAAGACCCGTCGCCTTTCTTGGTTTGCTTCTCTTCGCTGGCGGAGATTACCGCCTTGTACTTGCCAGCCGGGATAAGATCCATCGGCCTGTTCGGGTCCACTTCATTCGCGTCGAAACCTGGCAGATTCATGGCATGCCTTTGTGTTGAGATTCAGATGTTGAGAGGTTTGGTTTGGTTGAGTTTGTTAGCTCAGGTGTTCGGACAGGGCTTCCCAGGTCATCGGGATTTCCCCGTTGATGCCGAATCGGTTTTTCGCAACTGCGGCTGGGCCGCTTGAGCACCGCAAAACACGGTCGCCCCCGTCTTTGCCGATAGGTTTGCCGACTCCTCGACCACGAGGACCGTCACCAACCTTTTCGACTCGCTGCTTTTTGTGGGCAAAGAGAACTGCATCCGCCCACTCCCGGACCATCGCGTCGGCGTGCTTGTTGAGTTTGAGCGTGTAGCGGTCGTAGCCTTCCGACTCAGGGTCTTGGAACTTCTCGATCTTGGCGTGTGCCAGGATCACCACCGCCATACCCTTCTCGTCCCGAAGATAGTCCAGCCCAGCAAGCACATCCTTCCAAAGTTGGAGAGCAAGAACATAGCCCTTGCCGTAGCCAAATTCCTCAATCGATTGCTTGCTCTCCTTGCGGCACAGATCAGACCACAACAGTTTTTCCAGCCAGTCTGCAGTATCTACTACCACCGTCTTGTATTCGTGCTCTTCTTGTGCCAAGGCACCCAAGTGAGACACGAACTCGCCATAGGACTGAATCAAAGGGAACTTGTCACAGTCAATGTGTGCCACCCCGTCCTCGGTCGGCAGCAGGATCGGGGCCGGGCAACTGGCACCAAAACTGGACTTGCCCACCCCCTCTGCCCCGTAGACAACAATTCGCGGGGGTCGTGCCTGTTTGCCCCGAACTACATTTGCAAGAGCCATATCATCCTCAGACAGCGAGTAAGGTTTTCAAAACAACCGGGGGCCAGAGTTCGCCGTCTGTGGCGGGTCCACTGTCACGGTTCCCCCGAACACACGACCTATGCTCCCGGTGGATGGTTCCGGGCCACAGGTTGAGGCAGTTGGCGAGGAGAGTCAAACCCCGCCACGGTCACTTACCCCGCGACCACAACTTGAGGTGGATGGTGCACCCCTCTTGGCCCTGGTTGCCGGGCGTGGCTCGTGTTAACTGCTCAACTGTTCCTCAAAACCCGCCGCCCGGTCGTGACCGCCGCCGCCAAACCGCTCCGCGACCGACCGGACATTCTGCCCATCAGGTTGACTGCGAAGAGACCATCGGCGGACATTGTTTTTCAAGTCGTCGTAGTAGGTCGCCGAGAACGGTTGATCCTTCGACAACGCTTCGCCGATCTCACTGATGAGCGTGGTGGCGTTAACAACAGGTACCGTAAAACCGCCGATCTGTTGCGGCTTCGCGTGGCGAACATGAGACTCGACAATTTGCCGCTCCTTCCGCAAGACGACCGATCCTTCCAGNGCCATCTGCTCCGTGCTCAACTGTGCAATGATGTCGAACGAATCCAGGGTGAGCGGGTAAGAGCGAATGCCTGCTGAGACTTCACGAGAATGAGGTAACTTCCAAGCCCACAAGTCGCGGTCTTCGACGTAGTTCAC